GACCTGCGCCAATAGTGATTGTGTAAGTGTTTGGATAACGCAAAATAACAACACCGCTACCACCAGCAGTTCCAACGCGATTTTCCAAAGTTCCACCGCCACCGCCACCAGTGTTAGCAGTTCCAGCCGTTCCACTTCCGCCGCCACCATTACCTCCAGCGCCGAGGTTAGCCTGGTAAGCGCCACCGCCACCGCCACCGCCTCTAAAGACGCTAGTGCCCGTAATGTCAGAAGAAACGCCAACTCCACCAGCTCCACCGCCACCGCCAGAGCCGTTTTGTCCAGCAGCACCAGCTCCACCGCCACCGCCACCGCCGTAGTATGGACTTGCCCCGCTTCCACTACCACCTGAGTAGCCTTCTACTGGGGAATAACCGCCTTGGTTACCGGCACCGCCATTGGCATTTTCACCGCCACCACCTCCAGAACCACCAGCCCCACCCACAGTTCCTAGGTAACCACCAGCACCTCCACCAGTAGAGCTAATGGTTGAGAATGATGAATTATTTCCCTTGTAGTTGATTGGATTGTAACTTCCTTGAGGTGGAGCTGAACCACCTGCGCCAACTGTTACGGCGTAATTGGTATTGAGCTGAGCGACAAAACCTGTTGCTGTTCTATAACCACCAGCAGCACCGCCACCTGTGTAACCACCGCCACCGCCACCAGCAATGACCAGGTAACGAACGGTAGCAGGTTCAGCAGAACCACTAGCAGCAAGAGTTCCCAAAGGAAAAAGCATTATTACGCTCCCAAGTCACCTACGAGCAAGTAGCTTCCAGATGCTAGACAAAGCACCGAAGCTGCTGAGTATTGCCCGGCAGTCTTTAGCTTGCTTCCCTTGCTGTTGAGGGTAACACCCGAACCTGCTGCAAAAGTAATTTGCCCTGAACCGGTCTGCACAAAGTCAATACGCTGCCCTGCAGTGAGAGTGTTGCTAACAGTTACAGTAATCGCGCTTCCTGTGCTGTTGATTGTATTCCCAGCATCAGTTGAAGCGGTCGTGTAGTTGGCAGTCTTGTTGCTAACGCTTCCGGTGCTGATCAGGTCAGTCCAGGCGCTGCCGTTGTAATACTGATAGACATTTGACCCGCTGAGGTAAGTTAGCTGCCCTTCTAGTGGAGTTTCAATTGCAGCGCTGCGAGCAGTTGAGTCAACAAAGACTGCGACAACCTGCGACATCAGGTATTCGTTTAGCTCCGAAGCGTTGAGCGGAAACCCGTTGACAAAAGTTTTATAGGACATTCTAGAATTCCTTCCAAAGCTCTAGTGTAGTGAACCATTGGTTTACATTTATGTTGTGACTCACCTTAGTAATGGTGTAGCCCTGATCTATGTTCAATTGAGGTGTTTGATAATTTACGCTCACAGTTTCACCTGGCAGGAATACTGCAGCGTGAGTTAGGTTGCCTAGCCTGTTGATTGCTGGGGTTTCTACGCTCTTTACCAACTGCTTCTGAGTTGAGTTGAACACCGCGTTAGCCCAGCTAGTTAGCTCAGCCTCGTCAGTAGTGTTTAGGTCAGCATCGAGCGCAAACTCCCCGTAAAGTTCAATGCTGTCGGTGTTGCGAACTAGCACCGATGTAGCGCTGTCTGACTTCAGGCTAACTTTCAGAGAGTTGAACACCGCGTCAATGTCAGAAGCAACCTCTAGATCACTCATGCAAAGGTGTAGAGGGTCGCTGTGATTGTTGCCTACTGAGTAAGTGCTTTCAGTTACATCGGGAGCAATGCGAGGAATGAATACAAACTCTTGTGTTGCAGGGTCAACCCAGAACAGCCCCAAGCCAACTTGAATTGCGTCATAGAGCGGTGTATTCGGAATGAAGTTCTCCAACAGCTCGCCAGGGATTTGTCCGCGTGTAACGGCACTAGAGCTGTGCATTGCTGTGCCGAACTGATCAGCGAGGATTTCTACAACTTCATAAGGTGTTGCATACCCGTCAGGGAACTCAACTTCGTCAGTAGTGTCTAACAGCGCTAGGCGAGAGTTCACAAACTTCTTGAAGCTGTCATAAGCGGTTAGCTTCATTAGGTTCTGATTGCTGTCGCTGTCATAGTTCACCTGAATGGTGTCAATAAACCCGTTGAACAGCGTTACATCTACTAGGCCGCGCTCAATGCGAACTCTTACCGGCACACCTGGGCGGAAAGCGGGATTCTGAGTAGGGTCAATGAGTAGGTTCTGCAGCGTGATGTTCGCTTGCCCAGATTGAGGCTGAAAATACAAAGCATCCTGGACTTGCCCACCGATGCTTGTCTGAACCTGTGCGGTGCTTGCCTCGAAGCTTTGCCAGGTGAAAGCAATCGGGTCATCACCTGCAAGAACATCAGTCCCGCCTAGAAGCGATACACCGATAACAAACTGATTAGCTCCCGCCAGAACATCATCGCCACCTAGTAGCGAGATACCTAGAATGAATAGGTTTCCCTCAGCATCAGGTAGAAAGAACTCAACCTTTAGATCTTGTGCAATGTCAAAGTCGGTTAGAACATCACTCATTTGAGCAACTTACTTAGGGTCGCGCCGGTCTGGTTTTGGTAAGCCTGCAAGCTGCTGACAACGCCTGTCGCATTGGTGCTGGCGGTGTTTACTACAGTCTGATTGTTAATCACAATATTACCTGTTGGAATTCCACCTCTAGGTGCAGTGGTAGTAGTCGTAGGCTTGGTCGTTGGAGCATTCAAGATGCCCTGGTAGGTTGCAGCGTTGATTTGCTCCGGTGTTGCTAACGGGTTACTGGTAGCGTTTCTGATGCTGTTTAGGCGGTTGAATTCGTCAATCTGAGTATTTGCGGCTTTAGTGTTGTTGTAAACAGTCCACATACCGGCAGCGATTAGTGCGACACCTGCGATTGCAGCAGCCATGATCGGGTTAGAAGCTGCCAGCATTACTAGCCTGCTGTTTAGCAAGAAGTAAATAATTCCGCCTGCGGTAGACAGCGAAGCTCCAAGCCCAACAATTCCCTTGGTGTCATCACCAATAAATTGCTTCAGAGCAGGGACAACCTTGTCGAAGATGTAACCAACAAACTTGGTAAATTCCTCAACCATCATGACAACATTGCCAGCAATCTCTTCCATCTTTGCTTGACCTTCTGGGGTTGATAGCCAGGCAGAGAATTTGTCTAGGATTGGAAGCAGAGCTGTTCCAATTTGCTCCTGAATTTCACCAAAGATAATCTGCAACTTTGCATAAGGATCAGTAGCAGCAGCAGCTTCAGCAGCGCCGTTAAATGTATCTGCCAAAGCCTGAATAGGGTCTTTAGCATCTTTTACCGAAGGAACTAGCTTGCCTAGTGATGCTGTGTTGCCCTCTAGAGCCTTTGCCATTGCTTGAGCTACTGTGTCAAGGTCTTTACCCGTTCCAGCTGCTACATCGGTAGCAATAGCCATGAGGCGCATTGATTCTTCTAGATCACCTGAGCTAAGTGCCAACTTTCCAAAAGCTGGACGCAACTTATCATCTGTGATACCGGTTGCAATCTGTGCCTGGCTAATGTAGCGCTCAACACCTGCAACTTGTGCATCAGTAGCGTCTAGGTTATCTTCTAGCGCCTTTGAGAGCAGTTCTTTGCTCTTGCGGTCTTCAACAGCTGCTTTAGTGGCATCTTTAAATTCGTTGACTAGAAAAGCAAGCGAAAAGCCGACACCAATTGCTCCTAGAGCTGTGTTGATGCCCTTAGAAATTTTGCCCGCTGTTGTGTTCAGTCCCTTTAGGTCTTTACCTGCGCCAGAAGTAGCGGCTGTGAGCTTCTTGAACTCTCCCAAGATTTCAACATTGAGAACTAGGCTCATTTGTTTCGCTCCTCTAGCACTTTTCTAAACGCTGCCATTTCTTCGAGAGTCAGCTGCCTAAGTTCGCTGGGCGGTAGTCCTGTTGCCAGGCTGAACCTCGCTAAGCGATCAGCTGCTTCCTCTCTTACTCTTTTTTTGTGTCAGCAGTCAAAAAGCCAATGGCTTCTTTCTGTGACAACTTCTCTGTGTCCTCAAACTTGAATGATGCATCTTCTCTGCGCTTGAAGATGTAATAAAGCACTCGGAGCGCTCTACCCTTTGGCTTGCCATCTTTGAAAGCGTCATCGAAGCCTGTATTGAGCATAAGCTCTAGTTCTTCAATTTCGCCTAATGTTAGTTCTTCAAACTTAATCATCTGTGCCCTTTGCCTTTGCGCTTTCTCTTAGGATTAGTCCCTCAAGCTCCCTAAGGTAGTCCTGGTAGACATCATCACGAGTCAATCCTATCGCTTTGATGAAAAAAGGCTGTGGTTTGATGTTGCGTTTGAACCAACCCCAGTGAATTGGGTTAGCGTAGGGCACTCGCCCGTTGTTACCGGCACTAATTGAAACCCTGCCTGTTGCTCTTGCAGCAATCCTGATTGAGTCCCTAAGCGCTCCAGAGCGAACCGGAGCCAAAGTCTTTGCCTCATTGACAACCCTGTCAGCTGATCTCTTAGCTGCATCGGTTATCTCTTTGTTGGGCACTCCAACATTCTGCAACGCTTTAGTTACAGAGCGCAGTCCCTTGACCTTGACTCCGGATTGCTCCATAAGGTTACGCGGTTACAATCTCCACGCCGTAATAAACATCGTTGGCAGGGTCATGCACAGCGTTGTCCACTCGTAGGGTCACAGAGAAGGTGGAAGTGTTGTTGCTTGATAGCGACAGCGGTGGAAGCTCGTTGAACTTTACAGTTCCCTCGTAGTGAGGCTCGTTTGAGCTTGCGGTTGCGTTGCCGTTAGGTGCAATGGTGAAAGCTGCGGTAGTTCCGAAGTTAGCCCATAGCACTCGGTAAAGGGAAGATGCATCACCAGATACAATTCCCTCTAGGGTTAGCGCCCACTCGCCACCAACACGCTGCTCGCAGAAGGTCTGAACATCGCCTGGTGCGTCACCGAGCTGTAGGTCAACCATCGTAGCATCGCACTCGTAAGCGGTGGAGCCAATCTTGAAAATGATGTTTTGCGCTTGAATACGCGTTGAAGCTGCCATGATGGAAGCCCTTTCTTTAGATCGTGAGTTCTATTTCGACATTGACTGTCGTTGCCAGGTATTCGGCATTGTTAGTTTGCAAGTTGTAAGGGTTTGCGACTCTGAGGGTTCTGGCGTAGCGAATGTTTGCCAATGCTCCTAGAACATCAGCAATTGCTTCGTCAAGTTTCTCAGTAGCCTGCTTGTTAGTAGCTGTAGCAGCAACAATTACAAGCTCCAAACTCATTACATACTCTTTGCCTAGGCTGCTTGGAGTCAGGTAAGGGTTAGCGCTGTTGATAATCACAATAGGCGGGACAATACGCTCTGGCACATAGTCCAGAACAGTTAGCCCTGCAGCGTCAAGATCTAGCTTGAACTCCTGCTTGGTTAGTGTGATTTCGTTGGTCACTAGACTCCCCAAGTGACAAATGGAAGCAACAGCGGGTAAACAGAAGACATAGGGTCTTTTGCTACTCGCATTGGGCTTCCGTCTAGGCTTGCAAACTGAGCAATGCCATTGGGCGCACTCCTGCGGTGAAACAGCTCACTAGCACAGATCAGGATTGCCTGGTCGTGAACTTCAGCAGGAACAGTATCAACTTCCCCGATGTAATTCCCTACTAGGGCATTTCCAGCAGATAGGCAGGACTCAATAAAGCTTCCTGTTTCTTCTGTGCCGATGTAAGCCTGTAGCTCCGCAAGAGTGACGCTCAATTTATGACCTCTTAGGCAGTTACGTCTAGCTTGACAATAGCTCCAACGCGTGGAGTGGTAATTGCCATGTAGCCGTAAACCGATACAGAGTCGGTCAAGGTGGTGATGTCACCGTCAGTTAGGCGAACAGGTGCGCCTGCAGACTCATGAGTCACAACAGCCTGAGAGTTAGCCAAGTAGACCACTCCGGTGCCGATAGCAGGGTCAACGATAATCGGTAGACCGAATACCTGACCAGATAGACCAGGAATGTTTACCGAACCAACGGTGTTCATGCCGTCGTTGTTAGCCGATAGAGCCAAGCGACCGTCAGAAGCAGCAACCTTAGCAAGCTTCACATAGCCGTCAGTGCCAGTGAGGATAAACTCTGGGCGTAGACCGGTGTTAGCGAAGATGTAAGCAGTTGCGTTAGCAATACCCTCAGCTAGTGAGCTTGGAGTGCCGCCGTCTGCATCGAAGGTCTTGCCGGTGTAGTCAAGTGCGCCAAGAGCGGTCACAAGAGCGCCGTTGGTTGCGTTTGCGTAGGCAAGAGATAGACCGCGGAATACCTCGTTCAAGGTGTTGATGCTTGCGCGCTCAACATACTGCTTGCTGAATGAGGTGTAACCACCGTAGGTAACCACATCAGCAGATACGGTCTCGAAGGTTAGGTTACCGAAGCTTAGAGCCTCGTTCTCAGGGTCTTGAACGCCAACAGCCAAGGTGTTGCTGTCAATCTTTGCGTATTCAACAGTCAGACCGGTAGCTGGTAGAGCTGAGCGGGAGAAAGCTGATACGGTTGGGCGGTTGTTGTTGATCAGAGTGTCAACATAGCCAACGAATGCTGGGACAAGTGCTGCGTCACCAGAGTCGGAAGCGGTGCGGACTAGAGCCTTAGCTGCATCGTCACCCTTTAGAAGTGCCTTAGCAAGCTCGCCCTGGGAGCGGATTTCTGCGCCAACAACTGCTGGTGCGGAAGAAGTAAGTCCTGCCTCTACAACGCGGCGCAATTCTGCAACCTCGTCCATTACAGAACGAACCTCTAGTTCCATGTTCTCAGACATAGTTCTCTTTTCTTGTTCGTTATCGGGTTCGGATTCGACAGTTGCCTGCTCTTCGCGAACCTCGGTTATGTTTGCGCCTGCAAAGGCTGGGAATGGCACGACAGATACCTCTTTCAAGGAAACCTTCGTGCGTGTAATCGTTGAGCCGTCTTTCTGAGATTCCTCAGGGATAAAGCCCACCGAAAACTTGTTTAGAACGCCATCGCGCATAAGGGTTAGCACCTCATTGCCTCTAGCGGTGTCGGATACCTTAGCAACAATTTCGTAGCCTGCTTCGGTGTCCCTGCCCTCGACAACCTTGCCAATAGGTTCTTCGTGTCCGTAGAACAGTTTCACATCGTCAACAGAAGCGATTGCACCTGGTGCGAAGCGCTCCTGATACATACCGCCAATGTCTGCGCTCTGCCCGTAAGGGACTGCAAGCCCGACAATAGTGCGCTCTTCTAGATCAGCGCGAGCTTCAAAAGCTCTGGTTTCAATTTCAGACATTTAGTCCCTCTTTCTCGCGAACTTCATCGGTAGTCAAGAAGCCTGCCGAGATGCCGGTTGCGTAGTAGTTGTAGCGGGTTGCGACATCAGCGCGGAATAGGTGCTGGTAGTCGAACTCAACCCTTGTGCCTCTTGGAAGGCAGTTGCTCATGGCATCGGTGATTGCATCGGTGTATGCCATTAGCGTGTGGCGATAAAAGACCTGATTCTCGTCTTGCAGATTCGTATAAGTGTCAGAGCCGCCAGGCACAGTAGTAATGAGCAAGCGAGCAGGAATACCAAACAAGCGAGCGATAGAAACAGTATTCTGCTCAACAATGTCAGTAAACAGCGCTTCACGCGGAGATAGTGCAACCTGCTGATAATCGAACCCATTACCCAATACCGCAATCTGTCTGTTCTGTTGCTTATTGTGCCAATTGTTGGTAACTGTATCCGCTTGCTCGGCATTTAGGGCTTGATTGGTTTTGAGAATTCCTGTTGGGACTCCTGCCGAAGTAAACCAATTCTTGGCATAATCTCTTAGATCAAGAGCAGCGGATACATCTGAGCGACAGACTTCAATCGGGGAAAGCCCGCGTAGGTTGCCTGTCTTGCTGAAAAGCTTTAGGTGTTCAATCTCGTTGGTGGTGTAGGTCTTGCCCATGTAGGAATAGACAACGCCCTTGGAGATGTCCTGAGAGTCCTTATAGGCAACTGATACAGCCGAAGCAGGCAGGATGGTTAGGTTGTTTACCTGTCCGTTAGCGCCGTAGTTCTTATACCAAAAAGCGTTGCCCTCAAGTGCCAGGCTAGTGACAGTCTGAAATAGGAAGTCGCGCCTGTTGCTGTTGATGTCTGGCTTATTGACTAGAGCAGGGTTCTCAATCTTTAGCTCGATACCGGTGGCATAGCGGTAAGTGTCAATTGGCATTTTGCTAATCGGGGTAGCAATGATCTGCACCGCGCGATAAACCGCCGTTAGGGTAAGCGCAGTATCGGCTGTAACGACAGCAGCTGAGCGGGTTGGGACAGTTGGTTGAGCAGCGCGGGTTTCAGTTTCCTCGCCGAAAATTCTTTGCCAAAGGGAAGCCATAAGTTCCTAGTCTAAGTGCAATACAGCAATTAGAATACACCAATCGCCGCGTGTTCCGCTCTTGAACTCACATAAAGCGACATAACAGTCGCGAGCAAAGCGTCTATCTCGCCCAGACTTTCCTTGCGACTAATCAGCCAGGTTTCGCCTGAATACTTTGCAATTCCTCGCGGTGACTGCACGATTAGAAGCGGGTCATTGTTGTGTTTTGCTTCTCCGTTGGCGAGCATTGAGTAAACAACTGAGCAAGCTGCGCTGATCTCTTTAGTCCACAACTGCCAGACCGGAAAGCCTGCTAGTTTCAATCTCTTACCTAAGCCTGGGAGCGCTCTATCGTCTAGGGCTATCGCTCTCGGTGCGTAGCGGTGATGCAATTCAACTAGCGCATTGAATAGCGTGGTTTCGTTGGGGTTGACAAAGGTTCTGACAAGCTCGGTGTGATGTTCCTCGCCAACCTGATTAGCAAAAGCAATTGTGGCGTGTTCCCAATTCTTGCTGATGTCAACTGCAAACACTCCGCCGGTCTGCGGGATAGACAGCCTGTCCCCAGCTTTTCTGAAGGTGTCCGAAGGTATCCAACTTGCAGCAGTTCCGCTAATGAATTGGTTGAGTCGGTATCGCCTGGCTTCGTGTTCGGGAATTGTCTTTAGATCTGACAGCACATTCTCTAGGGGTAGTCTGCCTGCGCTGATTGAAGGGTTAGCAGCCCGAAGTGCATCGGGGTCATCGACCTTTGCGTGTTGCGGAGCTTCCCAGCAGAAAAACCCAAAGCGCTCTAGCTCAGCATCATTGGCGGAAGCAGCTTGCCCAGTCTTGTATAGCTCCAGCAGGGTTTCACTTGATTGGTCACCGGCGGTAGTGATACCGATAACAATCCCATCCTCACGCTGGGCTGTTCCTAATACGGCAGCACTCCACATACCCTTTTTGGCTAGGTGTAGCTCGTCAAACAAACATAGACTGATTGGGATACCCTGAAGCGCTCCCTCTTTGGCGGGTTTCACATCGTAGCGACCTGTTCCGTCAGCGGTGACAATACCTCGCGACTCCGAAGCCTTCTTGAAGCGCTTAGATAGAAAAGGATTGCTCTGAATCACAAACAGCACTCGGTTATAGATAATCCTCGCCTGATCTATGCTCGAAGCCAGGCTGATTACCGAAGCACCGCTTTTCTGATGCATCAACATTCCGTAGACACCGAGGATAGCTGCCAGAAGTGACTTGCCGTTCTGCCTGCCCATAGACACTACGGCTTGCCGGTAGCGCAGTTGCCCGGCGTTGGGGTGTCCCTCGGGGTAGCGCTCTAGCAGGTGTCTTATCAACCACTCTTGCCACTCGTCTAGTGTCAGCCCGTCTGGGAGTTCTGGGCTTTTCCAAGCGACCTTGACTAGCTCAATGAGCTTATCCCCGTCAGTAGGGAAGTCCTCGCTGAGCGGTTGAGTGTAGATCGCGGGAAGCTGAAGCATTAGCGCGTAAGCAGTTCCTCAATGGGGTCAAAGTCAATTGCCTGAGCGCTGAGCTGTCTGCTCAGCTCCAGGATTGTCTTGCGCAGTTCGGCTGCGGTGCTGGTGTGCGGGTTTTCGTCAAAGGACTTTGCCAAGGCGAGGGCTAAGCCCGCAATCACTTTCTGTTCAAGCCCAAGGTCAATACCTTCAAGCCAATTGGTTAGGTGTTCCTCAATCATTCAGTTCACTTCCTCGGATAATTTGGACTGTCTGCGAAAAAGAAGATGCTTGCGCGGGATTCGCTGCGACTCTAGAAAAAAGCCCGGGCTGGTCTTGCGTGTCTTCCTGCGACCTTTGCATACTTTCCTCTCTTGCTCTTGTGCATGATGCTTATGAACATAGACTCTTTAGCTCCAGCGTGGCGAGCGCCATGCCTGTCTGATAATGGTTCGGTCTTGCTTTCTGCCGTTGCACGATCTACATAACGATTGAAGATTGCTAATGTCATGGTTAGGTGTCCCTTCTCCTGGCGGTGTGATGTGGTCAATTGTCCAATCCCCCCCCACTAATTCTTTGGAGCAGATAACACAAACAGGTTCGAGGATAGTCTTAGCATAAGCTCGCGCTTTAGCCCATTCTCTGCTGTTGTGCCACTCTGCCATTGGTTATCTGCGTGTGTTCTTAGCGCGTAGGTTGCTTAGATCAATGGTGGTAACGCCTAGCTCCGAGAGCATGGCGATAATGATTGCACCGAATACCCAGGCTAGAAGCAATAGCGTCAGCCAAGGCACGAAGGTGTATAGAACATACGCGAGAGCGTGAGCGCCGATAATCCCACCGGCAATGATTAGTGCTGCTAGAAAGTCCTTCATAACTTTCCCTTTCTGTGTAAGGTGCTTATTAGCTTAGTGTAAATACTGAGCCTGTAAAGTGTTTTCCTCTTTCAAGCTCGAAGCAAGTTAGTCCTGGTATGGAGTCACTGCCCTGATTTAACCTAAACCAACTGCTTCCGTTATCCATCGTTTTGCCCTGAATCCAATACCGACTACCCCCATTTGCGTGAGTGCCTAGCTCTTGAACTCTGAGGTGATGGAAGTGACCCGTTAGCCCGATAGAAGCAGCAGCCACCGGTTGATTACCGAAAGTCTGTTTCTCCCACCAGCTTGGAACGCTATCGGGTCTATTGCTCTGATGCCCATGCCACAAACCAAGAATGTGAAATTGGTCACCAAAGACATCTACTGCAAGCGACTCGTCATGAGCGTGAGGTATTAACACCTCAACATTCAGCTCGGTTTCGTCACTTAGGCGCTTGATTTGCTTGGCGATCATAACGCCCCAATCATCTTGCCCAACATAACCAATCTGTTGCCCATTGAGTCTGAACTGACAGTGATTGCTTGCGACAGTTGCGAAGGATACGGCGCTGTATTTGGCCACTCGCTTTACCAAATCCCAAAGCAGGGTTATTGCCAGGTCAACCTGCTGCATTTGACTGATGCTGTTGGTATAGGTCTGTTGAGTGTTGGCTTTGTTATAAAAGCCCTCGATAACATCGCCCATTTCAGCAAGTATTACCTTGGCGTATTTCCCGCGCTTTACCTGGCGCTCTACAGCATCGAAGGCTGCAAAGATGCGCTCTAGCTGCTCAGGCAATGCACCGCGACTATCAGTCTTCCCCAACTGAAAGTCTGCGAGCATTACTACTAGCACTTTGTCAAAATTAGTAATTACGGGTTGCTTCGGAAGTCGCTTGCGGGCTTCCTTATAGATCAGCTCAAGTTGCTTTTCAGGCTGTCGCAGTCGGAAGTTGAACCGATAGCTCGTTAGCCAAGATTCATCGTATTTTTGCCAACGCGAGGTTCTGGGATTGCCTACAACTTCGTAGAGGTCGGGGTCGAAGCCCTGTTCCAATAGGAATTGCTCAAAGTTAGGCACTTGCCCTTCAGGAACTGCAGGAGTAATCGCGTAGCCCTGCTCCCCATCAAACTCAAGTGCTGGGCGAAAGTCCTTTGGAGCTTCAATCTTCGCTGCAGGCTTTAGATTCTCGAGCATGAGCAAAGTCCGGTGCGGTGTCTAGCGATTGCGGTATCAGATAAAGTCACGCCGACACTCTGCAATGCCTTTTCAAGTGTCTTGTGCCCAATACTGAAGTCGCAAAGGTTTGACATCAGGATTTCGCGATCTGCTTCACTTAGTGTTTCCCAGAAGGTGCGAACAGCACAAGGGAATTTGCGGGTTGGGATTCTTAGAGCTTCTAGCATCAGATTCCTTTCTCTGTGTTGAATCTAAAGTATTACTTGAAACTAGGACTCGCTGAGCGACTCGCCGAGGAACTTATGAAGTGTGATAAGCACACCTCGAGGCAGGTCATCAGCTTCATAGACCTTATGAGCTACTATCTCGCAGATCTGTGAATCATCAGCGATAACGCCTGCTTTTGTTGCCGCATCACCAATTGCTCTCACTAGTTTGTCCAGGTCAGGCTTCACCGAAGGTAAAGGTCGCACATTTGTTTTAGGTCTAGGCATAAAGAAAATAGCGGTTAGCGATACAGCCCCGAGCATAGGTTGACAGCCCGCATTAGCTTCCTCGAGCTTGTCTTGAACAAAAGCTCTCCAGACCGGCAGATTTTTGTTAGCCTCTACCAAGACGCAGCGCCCGCCTCTGTTGTAGGCATTTTTACTGCCTTGAGGTTGCGCTACGCCTGGCACAAAGACCTGAATCATTAGAAGGGCATTTCCTCAAAAGCGGCTTCGTTGCTTGCCTGCTGAGTCTTGCTAACTACTTTCTTCAAAGTAGCGTTTTGCAAGTGATGCTCAACGACAACTTTCTTCTCGCCTTGCTTGTTTGTGTATTCGCCAATCTTGGTAGATAGCTCTCCGGTGATCTCTGCAAAGTCCTGCTCTTGAAGCTCATGAGCAACGCTAGTTGCGAACCAAGCTGTCCAAAGCCTGGAGTAATCCTTGCCGTTGGAGTGAATGTTCTCCCAAACTGAGATTCTTCTGCCTTCCCAGCCGATTGAGTTGACTTCTCCGCCGATAGTGATTAGTGCCATTTCTGTGTTTCCTTTCTGTTTTGTTTTGAAACTTTGAAAAGCTTATAGGTATTAATAACTAAAAATAAGAGTTATTTATAAATTTCTATATATTTATAAATATCTAAAAATAAGAGTTATTTATAAATATCTATATTTATATATATATCTATATAAGGGATGTATCAGTATTCAGAAATCTTTTCAATTTCAGCAATTGCATCGCGAATACCGCAGGCGATTTCGGGATAGGCCAGTTTGATTTGCGACTCGTATTCCCAAAGTCTTTGAGTCACTCGCTTGATCACATCCTTTTCCGCGTCAACATACCCGTTGCGATAGAGAATGTCTTCAATAGTGACTTTCCCGCGATCTGGTGCTATCATGTGTTTACCCTTTCGTTGAATGGTTAGAGCCTAGCTCGCCCCTGGTAGGTTTTCTGTGTCCTATCAGGGGTTTTTATTATTTCAGAGAACTCGCCAGGTCAGCAATCTTCTTGAGGTCTTCTGCCGACAACTTGGCAGACTGCGCTTCCTTGTAGATAGCCCTCAGAGCCTCCAGGTTGCCCGCTAACGCCTCAACAGTAGCTCGGTTGAGTAAATCCTTAGACTCGTCTACTGAAGCCCTCTGAACGGCTTTCATCTCTTCGCGACTTGGGCGAATGGCTTTCCCGTCTTTCTTAGGTTGAAAGTTCAGGGTCGCCAGCACTCTGCCTAAAGCAGAAGTTGAGCAGTTCTCAATAAAACTCTGCTTGTTGATGTTGCTGCTTCCTCTGGTTTCCTGAGCGAAGTCAATCGCTGCTGGGCGAGGGTCTTCTCTGTCGGTGTAAGCCGATGCTTTGATAACAATCTCGGTTTCGTTGATCAGCACAATTTCGGTGTGCAGTCTTCCGTTCGGGTATTTATCCCAGAACTTGCTGATGCGGTCAGCTACCGGTTCGTAATTGTCGAGAAACGACATTAGTTTCCTTTCGTGAATGTGAGGTAGGGCTTTCCTGTGCCTCGTTGTGCCAGGCGAACGATTTCAATCCCCTGGTAAGTTCCAACCTTAGTCCCGTCTAGTTCTGCTAGGGCTTGTGATTTGTAACGATTCAGGTTTGCTTCTGCAGCGTCATAGATTTGCTTAGCAGCGAATAGATCAGCACCGCAAGACAGCTCTTTGTCCCCGTCAATGATGTCCCCAGAGATTTCCCTGATGGTTTCGTAAGTTGACGCGCTCCCGTCATAGTCAGGGGCTACACCTAGGTTGAGAAGCCCTAGAAACAGGTTTACAGCCTCTAACGCCTTGTCGATAAGGGTTTCATCATACTCGACTACAAACTCCCTCAAATCGCCACCTGTGACCGCTACGAGGGTAGCAGGGTTTTTCAGCCCCAAAACATACTGATACCACATGACCTGAAGCTGATAGTGCATCGGGACTTCATTCCACCATTGCGATGTGTGCTTGATTTCGAGAATTGACAGATTCCCTAGCTGATCCTCAATCACCCCGTCAGGGTTAGCCTTGTAAACCGGAGCATCAACCTTTGCCCAAGTCCCTATGTCGCGATGAACCTTCAAGTTAGGGTTTAGGTCTTGAAACATCTCAGCGATGCCAGCTTCTAGGTAATTGCCCAGCATCATGCGAGTGGTAGCTTCACGCTCTAGCAGCTCGCCTGTTTTTTCGTAGTAGAGTGTCAGAGCGCTTTTCCAGGGGTTGAGTCCCACAATGGAACTCACGTCGCTACCGGTAATTGACTCCCTGCGCCACTTGAGCCAAAGACCGGAGCCAGGCTCAGCCTTCCCGAATAGTCGTGCGCTGTTGTATCGTTCGATTTTCTGCGTAATAGTCATGCTGCGAACCTAGCACAGCACTCAGACTTTATTTGATGTTGTCCGGCTCGTCATCGAATAGATCTGCATCGTTATCGTCAATTAGATCATCGAAGCTTTGAAGGTCTTTGCTCTGATCTTCCACAGCTTTGCGAACATCTTCATTCTCATTAGCCTGCTTTGCCACAGCAGCCCTGAAGCCCTTGGCAATGTCCTCGTCAGTAATGTTTGCGTCCCAAGCCAGCTGGACACCAAAGAAGATAATGATTGAGCTGTAAACACCTGCAACCGCTACAACACCGCCCCAGAACCAACCAACAGGGGTAGAAGCTCCAATAGCCATACCTGGAATAAAAGCAAACATGACAACACCGAGCGAGCGGATAGCAATCTCTTTTAGTTTCTTCACTTGTTTTCCTTTATGAATTCGATAGGGTCAATCTTTTCGCTCGTTGCTCCAAATACACCTTTGAGCTTTGAGCTAACAGTCAGGTGCAGGTGAGCGCCTGAGCTTGCTGAGCCGGTGTTGCCTACAAACCCGATAGTGTCACCCTCTTTGACTTTCTGCCCAACCTCATGCCCTTCAGCCTTCAGGTGACAGTAACCTACATACCAGAGCTTGCCCTCTTTGTCCTGAACACGCTGAACCGAAACATTGCCCAGCACCTTCGAGAATTGCTGAAGCACAATAGTCCCGTTAGCAATTGCAGGAATAGGTGTTCCTTCAGGCATAGCCCAATCGACACCGCTGTGAGGTTGCATTCCGTTCTTGCGCCTGAAATCGCTTAGAGTCCCGAACCTGCCGGTAATCTTTTTCCAATCAAAAGGGAATCTCATACAAGCGCCTGATTCACTAGGACTACTGCGACAGCGGTAAGAGCTGCTGATGCGAAAGCAGTCACCCAGGCACTACTCCACCTGGCGCGCTCTAGCTCTCTAACGCGTGTTTCTAGATCAGCGTAGTTTTTGACAGTTGCCTTGATTTCGGCAATGTCCTGAGCAAGCTGAAACAGGATTGAGTCGTGTCCGGGTAGTTCTGGCATTATTCGCCTGCGCTTTCAAAGACCACAGGCTCCCAATCTAGAGAGTCTTCGTTCCAAGAGTAAATAAGTCCGTCAGTCGGATAAGGAATTGGAGCTACCCAACGGCAAGTGTCTTCGTTTAGGTCCCAAGAGTCATAAGGCTTAGGCGCTATGAATGCGTCACGCTCAAAGTCGTAGGTAAAACCAATACCTGCGTAGTTCTTGCGAATGTTGCCGTTATAGCTGGTGCGCTTACAGGTCTGCCCTCTGAATTCTGAATACCAAGCTTCAGGGTCTTTGCCCTCAATTAGCTCAGATTCATCAATGCCAACGATTACTTCGGTGACAATGTTCTTATTGTCTAGAAAAGCGTAATGCGCCATTATGCTGCCCAACTTACATTTCCAGTGCCTGCGGTAATGGTCGTTACCTTGTCGCTTCCCACAGTCGTTGTAGATCCAGTTAGACCTGCGCCAATAGTGATTGTGTAAGTGTTTGGATAACGCAAAATAACAACACCGCTACCACCAGCAGTTCCAACGCGATTTTCCAAAGTTCCACCGCCACCGCCACCAGTGTTAGCAGTTCCAGC